AAGCTGCTAAATCATTAGCTACTGCAATTACTTTTGTAATATCTGTAGCTACAGTATTTACTGAAGCAATATTTGTTGCAACAGTATTTACGTTTGCAGAGTTCGAGTTAGCTGTAGTAATCGCAGATATATTGTTAGCTACGTTTGTGACCTGCGTAGAAATACCTGCTACTGTATTTATGTTTGGTAAATTAGTAGATATAAATTGTTTGTTTACAGCGTCAGTATTATCAACCGGGTCAGCAACATTTATTATTCTTTTATTTAAAGCGTCAAATCTATCAGAAGTATCTAGCTTCAAATTGCTTTGACTAAGGTCTTCAATCTCTTGTGCTATAAAGAAGTTTTGGTCTGCTGATTTATCTAAGTCACTTTCAGTTAATACAGAGCCATCTTGGAAATCAACAAGTCTACTATCAGTTGGTGTTTCTCTTTTTATAAGTACTACAACTCCATTACTAGGGTTGCTATTCATAACTACATTACTTCCAGTTATTGAGAAAGCTGTAGTTGAAACTCCATCTAAAAATACTTTTACGTGTGTGCTATCTATAAAACTAAATGTAATAGCAAACGTACTAGTGTTTCCGTCAGCAGTATAACTGACACGTGCTTTAAATGACATATATTATTTTTCCTATTGGCTAAATTTATAGAGACCCTCTAATCTTTTTAGATTAGGTGAAGTTCCTAATTGTAGAATTTGTTTGTTTATTCCTAAGTTCTTAATTGAATTATCTAAAGTAAATTTACCTGTTGGGTCTTCTGTACTAAAGAATTTTCTTCTTTCAGACATTATCTGCATTTCTGCTATTGCATGATAATCTTTTATTATTCTCGTAATATATTTAACTTTACCACCTCGTTCTTTATTATTTATATCGACCTGAGTTGGTTCGCCTAATCTTTTATAAAAATCAGAATTTATTACTTGTCTTAAATTTTCATCTAAAGTTAAACCATTTATCACAACATTTCTTAATAATTCCTGTTGTCTATCATAAGCAGAGACACCATCTTTATTTTTAAATAACTTTAAATTTATGTCACCACTTAAATTTTCTCTTAACTTAGGCATAACATAACCAAGTCTTAATATTTCTTCTGCAACAACATCATTACTGCTTTCTGAATAATTAAATGGATTGAATAAATTTTGTATTAATCTTGTAGTATTATTTCCAAAACCTTTTATTGGGTTTCCTCTAAAATCATATTTAGGTGAAACGCTATCAGAACCTACGCCAGTTCTTTTTTTAGCTTCTTCAACTAAACCTTTTGCGTCTCTATAAAATGGGTCATTAGCTAATTTTGTAAATACATTTGGATAGAACGAACCTACCTTTTGGTTTGCATATCTACCTATTTTATCTGGGTCATCATCAGTCATAGCTTCCATAAATTCTGATAAACCTTTTAAGTATGTTTTAGAAAATAAATTTCTTGTAGCTGAATGGAAACCTGCTTTTGCAATATTCTTCATTTCAGTTCCAACACCTAAATTACTATCTGAGTTTTCACCCATTCTATGTAGAGTAATAAGCATATCACCACCTACTCTTGCTAATTCTTCTTCAGTAAGTTTGTTATGATATAAATTAAAGTCTGCTACTAATCCGAAGAATGTACCGAATGGGTCAAATCTTCCAAATTGAACATATTTGAATTTACCCTCATCTTCATCAAAATATCTAAATGAGTATGGTTGAAATCCAGTACCACGTCTTAAATCTTTTAAATCTCTAGAGTTTGTAGGTAAGTCTAAAGCGTTTGCATTTGAGCCAGTAATCATACCCTCATTAGCCATAATACTTGCAAGTGTTATCAACGCAAAACCAGTAGCTAATTGTCCTCTGACTTGTGCAGTTCTATATGGGTTACCACTAGCACCTGTAAAATCGTCTCTAAATTGTTTTCTCATTAATGCTAAAGGTGTTCTATCAACTACATTTAACATTAAGTTTACAGGTGTTCTAACAAAAGGAATAATTTGTTTTAACCATGGGTGAGCATTAGACATATCTTGAATTTTCTTAAACATTCCATAAAGTTCTTGTGTGTACGTACTTTCTTCTGCATATCTCAATGCGTCTACATCAATACCCATTAAACCTGTATCAGCGTCAAAACCTTTTCTAAAATACGCATTTACGTATTCATCAAACTCTGTAATATTTTTGCCTTTTATTTTACCAACAATTTTAGTTTTACTTTTACCAAATTTATTAGCGTCTCTTATAGCGTTAGCATAAAGTTTTGCTCTGTAATTTATTTGTCTGAAAAATTCATCTTCAGCATTTAAGAATTTTGTTGGTATTCTAACAAGTCTTCCTGTAGTTCCACCAATACTTTTTACTGGTTGGTCTAACTTACTTCTATTTGAAATAATTGTATCTTCATTTTTAAACGCCATTTTAGAATATTTCATAGCGTCACCTAAATACATTTTTAAACCTGCTAAAGTATCTAAAGCATTTTGACCTTGTGCTTGTATTTGTTTTACCATTTCAGGATTTTCAATTAAGTCAGAAGTAAGTTTACTTCCTACAAATTGTTCCATTGGTTTTACAAAAGTATTAACCAAGTTTGAAGTCATATTTATAATATGAGTTTTTGGATTAGATAACAAAGCGTTAATCCAAAATTCGTTTGCTATATTCCAAGTTCTATTTTTTGTGACAGCAGTTAATATTTTCTCAGTAGTTCCTGCGTCTGCTTTTGATATTCTTCTATAAAATTCTTTTCTATTACCTTTGATAATATTGCCTGTATTAATAGCATTTTGAATATTTTTTACTTTATCAACAAAATCATCAATGCTTTTTGCGTCACCTGTTTTACCAAATACATTAAAAGTACGACCTAAATTTTCTCCAATACTATCTCTGTTAAATGTTAAAACTTCCCATTCACCGATTAGTCTATCAACAAGATTATCTAATTGTTTATTATCTTTAACTACTGATTGTTTTGCTAATCTAGGTATAGCATTAGTTAATGTTGTATAATAAGTATTTAACGCCATTACAACGTATGGTGCGTCTTCTGTATCTTTAGCTAATTTATTTACAGCTTTGAACATTTTAGTTGTTTTTCCACCAAACATTTTATCAGCAGTGTTTTCAATTACTTTAAGTGGTACAACTTTTTTCTGTTCTTTTAATTTTTTTCTAACAAGAGGTATAAATGTTTTGAGAGTTAATATACCCTCTTTATCTAAATCAACTAATTGTCTCGCATTAAAACCTAAATCAAAACCCTCATCTAAATTTAAGGATTGTTCAAATTCTTTTCTATTTTTAGTTCCTTGTGCTTTTTTAAAACTAGCAACAAAGCTATCTTCTACGTCTTTTATTAATTGTTCTTTTGTTTTTGGTTTAATAATTTTAGGTTCAAAACTAGTAGCACCATCATCAAAGCCTTGTAAAAATGCTCTATCTTCTTCTAATAGTTTTTCATTAGGTTTTTTCTTAGAATACTTTTCTGCATTTTTTTGTTTTATGTATCTTGCAGTTCTAAAGATACCCTCTGCTACTCCACCTAAAGCTACTCCCTCAATTGCATTTTTAAATCTTCCCTCCCAAAAAGTATCTTCTGGGTCTGAAGCTAAATAATCAAATAATGGGTTAGATAATTCAGGTGCATATTGATTAACCATATCAACAAATCTACCTGAGTTTTCATCAAAACCTACATAGTCTGCAACTGCACCTTTTGTTAAAGATTTTGTTGTAGAGCCTAATTTTTGAAATGCTTTTACTGGTGCAAGAAATTTACCAACACCTACAAATCCTGTAGCAAATTGTGAGACACCTCGTACTAATCCACCTGCTACTGTATCTGGTGCGTCTACTTCTGGTAAAGTAAATAAGTCCTCATTTGGGTCACCTACTCCTAAAGTGTCACCTATTTTATCTACTAAATTTATCGTGGATTGAATACTGTCTCTAGCACCACCTACTATCTGTAAAGGTATATCTGTAAGAAAACTTCTTTCTTGTTCTGGTAATACAGTTGATTGAGGTGCAGTTGTTCTAGTTTCAACAGCTTTATATTCATCAAGAGACAAATATTCATTGATAGTTGCTTCTGGTGTACCCTCTGGGAACTGGATTACAGCACCATTAGGTGCAGTTCTTTCAATCATTATTCACCTACCTCTTGTTTATTTGCGTCTTGTTTTTCTTTAATTCTATCAAATTCTTCTTGTGTCAAAGCATTTGGATTATCTCTTATAAATTTTCTTCGTGCTGAAGCCTTTAAATTATCAGGAATAATTACTGCACTACTTAAATCAATCGACAATTCTTTATCAACTATTTCAGGATTTCTTAATTCTTTTTTACTTTTTTTAGGTTCTGTTTTTAATTTATTTGGGTCAAATGTTTCTTTACCACCTTGTTCACCACTACCACCTTGATTTTGTGGTACTGCTGTTGGTACTTCAATTTTGTTTTGATTAATGACATTCATATAATCTTTTTCTCTTTTAGCTACGTGTTCTAAAAACTTTGTTTCTCTTTCAGAACTATCATTATTAAATTTTGATAAAGGATTGTTAGCTAACCATTTAGCCATTTCTTCTTTAAATTGTAAACCAAGTGCAGGTGAAATTAATGCACTTCCAGTTGGTGAACCTTTATTAACAGCAATAACATTTACATTAATATTATTTTGGAATGCTTTAAATAAATCATGTTCAAGTAATCCATCTGTTTTTGTTGCTTCTAAAATTAAAACATTACTTCTAATTTTATTAAATTCTGCTTCAGAAAATTGTGATTGATTGTTTTTTAAATATGCTCTTGCTTCAGTAAACTTACTTTCTAAAATTAATTGTTCAACATCACTTCTTGATTGGTCGCTAGTTCTTTGTGCATAACCTGAAAAGTGATTTGCATATATATTTTCTGCGTCTCTTTTAGATTTTGCAGTTAGTTGTGCATACTCAGAAGATTTTGAATAATCTTCAAAATTATCATAAACATCTAAACTTGCGTAAATATCATCTTGTTCTTTATTATCTAATAAATTTTGTCTTCTAATATTAAGTGCGTCTTTGTCTACTTGTCTTTTATCTAATGCTTCTTTAAGTTCATTAAAATCATTTTCTAATGCTTTGACATCACCTAAAGCACCAAGACCTGATAAATTTATATTCTTTGGTAGTTCTCTAATAATTCTACTTGCACCCTCAAAATCACTAGTAGTAAGTAAATAATCTTTCAAACTATCTAATAATAAATTTCTTGCTGATAATTTACCTGCACCATTTTTAACTGCGTCTTGAACAAATATAGAAATATTTTCACCCATAGTTTCTATATCATCATCACTATTTAGAAATATTTGTATGTTCTCTTTAAATAAAGCGTCAAACTCATCACCAACTGCATTAAGTTGATTTTGTGCGTGTGTTTGTGCAAGTGCATTTCTAGTACCAGAAGTTTTAGAAAAGAAACCTTTTTCTAATTTTTCAGGACTAAAAGTACCTAATTGATTTTCTGCTACAAAGTTTTTTAATTGGTCTTCGTAATAACTATCAAAAGCACCAACATTAGTATTTTTATTTAATTTTGCTTCTGCATAATTTCTATATGCTTGTATTTTAAAATCTTCAGCTTTTTTATTTAAATGTAATTCTTGTAATTTTTCTATGTAATATGGATTAGCTTCTTTTGGAATAGAACCAGTCTCTACTTGTTTAGTAAACTTATCTCTATTCTCATTGTAATCTTTGATTGCTTGTGCTTCGTTTTCTTGTTTTTGTTTTATTTCACTTCCAATAACTAAATCTGTTCCTGCACCTGATACAAAAGCGTCTAAAGATTTTGTAAATGCGTCAACACTTTTATCTCTTGGTGCTACATCAGGTTTATAAAATAAATTAAAATCTGTTGAAAGAACTTGTGGTAATTCTTTTTGTAGATTTAACTCCGGCGTAGTTCTTCTTTTAGCCATAGTTTTGACCTCTGTTTCTATCTGGTATTCCTAAGTTAGGTTGTGACGGGTCAGGATTTAGACCTCTCATATCTTTTTGAAATTCTAAACCATAATAAGTATTAGCAACATTCAATGCACCTGACACAAACAATAAGTTTGGATTAGGTGGTTGAACATAAGTAGATTGTGCTTCTTGTCCAAATTGAATTGCTTCTAAATTTCTTTCAAACTGATTTATATTTAATTCTAAGTTTCTTTGTAAAGCAGAATTATAATTACCTTGTGTTCTGTAATAATCTCTAAATAATGCTTCTTGTGAACCAGATAAAGCTAATCCCTCTGAACCTACTATAAATTTTGACCTTGCCTTTTTAGACCTTATACTTGCTTCAAATCCTTTTTGAGAACTTTTTCTTATTTCTTGTCTAATTTTTAATTGTTCAGTTGCATATCTTCTAATAGCATTTTGTCTTGCTAATTCGTTCTGTCTTTTCTGTGCCTGATATTGTGCCTTTTGCTGTGCTTTCGCCTGTTGAAATTGTAAAAAAGACGACCCTGCACTTGCTATCATCAGTGCTGTAGTTGGTTCTATACACATATTTTTATAAACTCATAAAAAGGTTTTTGAGATACTCCATAATTAATTTTTCGTAAAAATTTAAATCCACACCATTTGAGCCATCTGATATGTAGTTCATTTCTACTATCAACATAATTCCATAGTGATGGATATTGTTTGTTTAAAAAGTCTACGACCTTTCTACTTTCTCGTAAAAAAGAAAATCGTATTCTAAATATTTCATCAGTGGCCAATAACCAAATAGCACCATTCTTATTTACACCAAACATACCTACTGGTACGTCATCTGTATCTAGAATAGTAAAACACACTTCAGAGTTTACATAACTCTTTAGCAGTCCACCAAAAGGTGTAAAACCACTTGCGTCTAAAATTTCTCTTTTATCTTCGTATCGAAGTTTATCTGCTAAATAACTACAATCTTCGTATTGTGATAAACGAAATCCGTTAAATTCTTGTTGTTGCTGTGACATAGAAACCTTGCCAACTTGCATTTATAAAGTTGCTAGGCAAGTGACTATTATTTTTTAGTTTGACTGTAAGTTTGTCATTTTCAGATTGTACTGCAAAATCAAAATCTCCATCTTCTAAGTTTATAGTTCCTGTAAGTCCACTACCTAAAATCGTTCCGGTGAAAGTTGAGTTTGAAGTATTACGCCCCACTGGTGTCACCTCTGTCGTAAAAAATCCAGTATCATTAAAAGAAACCGACCAGTTTCTTATTTGCAATCTACCCTCTTTGACTGATATTCTACTACCTACGCTATCAGCTACTTGGATAAATTGTTGAGAGAATTGAAATTCAAATTCATATTGCTCTCCTATGAAAAAATTCTGTGCAGTAATATCACCAGAGACAATTATACTTGTTCCTGATTGACTAACTGTTGCTATCTCTTGACCTGCTTTATTTGTTGAACCAGACCTACCTACAACTTTCATAGTGTTAGTTATTGAGTATGGTAGAGTAATTGTTGTCTGATTGGTTCCTGCGTTATAGCTTTCTGTAATCTGAGTGTTATTTAATTTTCTATCTAAATGTGTAAGATAGCTTTCTCCACTATCTGTAAGTGCAGGTGAAACATCAATACTTTCGAGGTAAACTCCATCACTTCTTTCGTTTACTATAAATAAAGTATTTTCTACAAAATCAACATTTAAAATTTTATCTGTAGTAGAAGTTCCATAAGTCCACTTGTGCCATGCTGATTGTAGTCTTTTATTTTGTGCTACGTAATATTGAAAGATATATAAAGCATTATCTTCATTACTTGATAAAGCTATTAAGATATTTTCAGTAGTAGAAGTAGCAAGTTTAAAAACATTAGCAGGAACAAACTTAGGAACATTAGCTGTAATGTCATCAGCTTTTTTCGTATCTGTATCAGAAGCAACGAAAAATTCTCTAACCCCTGTAAAACTTCCTTTATTAAAAGTGAAAAATACATTTGACCCTGAACCTACTGGTTTAACTTGTTTGTCTGCTTCAAATTCTGTAGTAACATTTATTGATATATTACTTGGTGTTAATGTTGCACCCCCAGTCACCATAAATTGTGATTGCTCTGAGAATAATAAAAGTTCTTCATCAAAAGAAACTGCGTGTTGTAATATACTTACTTTAGTGTGAGTACTCGCAACATCAATTGGGTCAGTATCTAAAGCTGAAGTCACTGTTTCAGGAAAGAACTCAAAGAACTCTCCACTTCTAGACATAATTACATTTTCATCTGCAAGTACACCTAGTCTATTTCTATGAAAGAAAATATCATTTATCTTCTTACCTATAAAACTTGGGTCAGGTGCAGACGTTTCATCACCACAAACTCTAGTCCCTAGTGTCGGTACGTCAAACGTACTGCTTGATATTGTATATTGTGACCCATCTATTTGAGTAAATCTAAAATTACCATCACTTGTTCTAATTAATAAATGAGGAAACTTTGTATTTTTAATTGTAGTTTTTGTTGCAGGTTTTACAGTTTCTTCCCACAAGTCAGTATTATATTTAACAAAGTAATTATCAAAATTATTAGAAGCGTCTCCAACAACTTCAACAACCATTCCATTTATTGCAGGTTGTGGTAAGTCAGAAAAGTTTTGTACTTTATCATAGACCACCTGTGAAGCGTCATCACCAAATCCATCAGAAGCAGATATACTTAAAGTTCCTGTTGCTTTGGTAATTGAAAAACTACTGTCTCCAATATTTGTCAAAGTAATTCCTGACGGACTTCCGATTGCTGATTTTACTCCGTCTCGAATTGCTTTGGTATCAGTATTAGAAGACGTAAACGTAGAAGTTGTTCCGTCTATCGTTATTGAATATGGTGTACTATCAACTCCTTGTAATACAGAGTATACAGCTTGTTCTACTTTTGCAGGACTAGTTGTTGTGTCCATTTCATTAGCAATACTTTTATTTAAAACAAACGTATTGTCTGCAACAGTGACTAAAACAAAATCATTCTTAGGGTCTGAAGACGTAAGATATGAAGTTGCACTTGTTTGATTGACTACAGTTTTTTGTACGCCATCAATTGTATAAACTTCTATTGAACCATTCTTTACAATAACAACATATCTTTCATTAGCGTCTCTGTTAATTGTATGAACAAAACAATTACCAAAAGAAGAAGTAGATAGTTTTGCTATAAAATTAGTTGGTGGTCTTTTTTTTAATCCCTCAACAACAGAACTAAAACCATTCAATTGAGTTGTAGCTTGTGAACTTAGTCTTAATACTTCTGGTTGCTGTGAGACCCCCTGTACTAAATTTGGAATGGTACGTGATACTAAAGGCATTAATAACCTCTATTGTTTCTTGCTATTGTATAAATTTGTTCTGGTGTATCAAAGATTGTAAAATCACCAGTTCTAGCTTCAGCATTTCTTAAAATTGATAATGCTTGTTTTTCGTCTTCTTGTGAAAATTTATGTAAAGTATTTGCACCAAGTGTTCTATCGTGAAACACTCTAGCACCTCTAATTGTTATATATCTTTTTGCTTGTTCAGGTATTTCATTAAAATCTAATAATAAAACCTGAGTGACATCTTCAAAGTTTCTATCAAATATATCTGTATTTTTTGCTATATTAAAAAGAAACCCATCACGTTGAACTAAATCGTAATCAGCTTTTGGAACTAGATTAGGGTCTAATTCTACTCTAACTACATTTGTTCCTACTGGAATTTTGTTATTTGTATCTCTTGTAAGAGTTGATTTATAATGAGTATTAAAATGCCAACCTGCTGATTGAACTTCTCTTGCAACTTCTGATAAAACATTTTTAGCAACTGTACCATCAACTGGTAAACTACCACTAAGTGAGTTCAATGGTGCTTCACCAATTGTACTCAGTATTGTATTTACTGCTTCTAACTCAGTAGTTCTAGTTGTTGTTGTCATTATTTAGGTAAAAAGCTATCTAAAAATTTATTGAATGTTTTACCAATTTTTATTCTTAATTTACAAAACCAACACATCATTTTTAATATCTCCTATTAGACCACTGGCGAAGTCTCCCTCGCCAGTAGTTATTTATTTATTATGATTTGTTAATTGAAACAGCACATTCTGGTCTTAAAATGTTATGTCCCTC